GCTGGGATACCGGAAGGGACAGCGGCTCCGGTCGGAGGATATCAAGACTCACGAGATGCACATGGGATTCAGCGCTGAAGAAGCGCATCGATGCAAGGAAAGCAAGAGCCCCATGTTCGTCAATAAGTTCCCACTGGTGGATATGGGGCTTACCAGGGCGGACAACTACAAATACATCCTGGAGGAATGGGGGATGGACACTAAGGCAAGTGCCTGCGCCTTCTGCCCATTCCACAAGAATTTCTTTTACCAGTACATCCGGGAACACGAGCCGGAGACCTATCAAGCGTTAGTCGGTGTGGATCACCTTCTGCGGGATAAAAACCCGAAGCCGCCCATGGATTCCGACCTGTTTATCTCTCGGAGCCGGAAACGGATTGAGGATCTGACGCCCGCAGATTGCAACGACGCTGAGTGCTTCGAATACTGCGGCCGACAGGTATGGAACGGGTTCTAATGGGAGACTAAAAAGGAGAATCAGCATGAAAGTGATTTATAAAGCGCCCGGCTGCGCGCCGGAGCCGCGGGACATCCCCAACACGCTGGAAGAGCTGCAGGCCACCGTCGGCGGCTACATTGAGACGGTGACCATCGCCTCGGATGCGGTGATTATTTGCAACGAAGAAGGCCGCCTGCGGGGACTCCCCCACAACTGCCGGATCTTCGGTGTGGATTTTGTCGGCCCGATCCTGATCGCCGGCGTTGACGAGGACGAGTTCTCGGATCTGGATGCCGGCGCAATGGGGGCGCTGCTTGAGGGTTGGGGGAGGTCAATCAAAAATGCCGAAACCTAATACTTACGTTCAGCTGCTGCAGGCGCAGAAAGCAATCAAGCAGCTCCAGCATGACAATGCTGTAATCAAGGGCTTTACAGTGCAGCAATGCCTTGATATCGCTATTATTGCTCTGCATGACGAGTTTCACTTCGGACCTAAGATGTCTACTCGCTTTGAATCTGCGTTCCTGGATACCTTCATGGCCTACGCGCAGATGTGCGTTGATGACGCCGCCGACGATCCGGAGATCGTCTACACCAAGGAGAAGATGGATCGGGCACTGCGAGCGGCCTGCGGAGAGAATATTCGCCCGTTCGAGGAACGCTACGCCATTGAGAACCTCTACTTCCGGGAAAAGCTGAAGGAAAAACGTTGAAGGAGAAAAGTATGACAAAAGAAGAACTGATTGCCCTGGCGGACAAGCACCAGGAGAAGGCAGATAAAGCATATAAGAATTATCAGGAAACTGGAATCACACGGTATAGCAGGGACTACCGGAACAGCGAAGATCTGGCGGCGGCTCTGAGAATGGCTGCCAATGCAGAAGAGGATCATAGAAGCCTAACCTCTCTCAGAGTTGATATCAGCCGGGTGGCTTCCAGCGCCGCTGCTGCCGAACGTGCTGCTGAGGATCTGAAGCTCTCCAGAATGACGGCGGTAATCAAGGAACTGCTGGCTGTTGCACGGCTGCATGGACTTATCGGTGATGAACGGATATAGAGAGGGCGTGAAGGCAAATGAGAGATCAAGAACTCGTAAATGCGCTCCGCCGGCTGAAGGTCGAAACCGGGAGCCTGGCCTGCTTGGGATGCGGACATGAGCATAACTGCGGCGTGTCCGGATGCGCAATTATCAACGAGGCTGTGGCACGGATTACAATGTTGGATGAGTCTTTCGGCGAAGGAAGCGTTCTGAAAATGGCCGCAGCTGTACTGGAAACCACGCCCGAAGAACTCCTGCAGAGCACACGATTCCAGGCCGGCGATACGGTGTGGGTGCTTATGCGGGATGAAGATGATGTGCCTTGTGATATTGGCGGCTATATGTTCCTTGCGTTCGCTGGAGCTGCTGTAATAGTCACGGCATTCATTGGCGATCATGATGACCTGGATGGAACGCTTGCCTACCATATCGAGGAGACGGCCGTTAATTTTGACTCTGATTTATCGGTATTTCCAATCCCTGACTGTTATGCGGCCCGTGAAGATGCCCAGGCCGCACTTGATGCGGTGGCGTCCCGTGAGTCCCAGCTGAAGGAGAAGAGAAAATCATGAATATTGTTATTGCCGCAAAACTCATGGAGTTATACGCTGCCTGTCCCCGATGCGGCTGCAAGGTCATCGGGAATGAAGGCTCGCTGGAATGCGATACTGCCGCCGGTTACTTTAAGCGTTCCTGTGGCTGCGGCTGGCACGTCGAGGTCACAGAGGTAATCACAGAGAGCTCTATGACCGAGGCTCCTCCGGAGCCGCCGACTGAGGATGTGGATGAGCCTGAGCCCGTGGCATTTGCCAATGCGGAACCCGAGCCCATCATATATGGATAGGCTGCCTGAGACTGCCACACAGCCTAAAACTGTCCTGACACCAGACACTCAGACGGTGAAAACCCCTTAAACCACTACCTGTTTCTGCAGCCCCAGGATGGGGACAGTCAAAAGGGCCAAAACCACTACCAATTTCTGTTCCGCCTTCACGACAACTTTTGGTAGTGGTTTTTGCCAAAAAAAGAGCGTTTCCGGCCTCTTCATAATATCGGATTTTGCCCCGATTTTGACGCCTAAAAATCCGATATGCCGGAAAAGACAGGAACCATTGAAAAGGCTGCGTTTGGGGATTGGCACGGTCGCAGTTTTTCACCTTAGCTATAAAGCCCTACGGTAAAAAAGCGTTCCGGCTTCTGCCGGGTCTGCAACTTTTTGGGGTGAAGACACCCAACAGATGACCATGCATTTTAGCCACGGATCTGCTGCTGATATCTCATCTGTTGTCTGTTGGGTCTTCCCATTGCCGCACATGGCTTTCAGCTATCAGACCCGGCGCATGGTCTGCCTACTATGTACACCCAACAGACGAGCACCGAAATGGTGTCTTTCGCCGGTCACGGCGGAAGCACTATTTCGGCGTGGAGACGAACGAGGAGGCAATTGATGAATAGATTAACGAAATACAGTGAGGAATGCCGTGACTGTTATGGTCCTGTCTGCAGTACTCAGCGGCGGACCAAACCAAGAAAGAAGAAGTGAGGTGGACAGTATGATTGAAGCGAAAGATTTGCAGGAGAGGCTGCTCTTTAGGGCGCAGGAACTCCAGAAGCCGGTGCTGATATTCACCATGAACGGCTTCCAGATGCGAGGTGTTATCGTCGGTTCTGACCGCTTTGTTATCGCACTGAAGGACAATAAGGGGCTGCAAATGGTTTATAAGCACGCAATCTCCACAGTTGTGCTTGCGGAGGAACTATATGAAACGTGAGACATATCAACGCGGCGTACCGGGTGTCAAGTGGGGCATCTGGAACTGCTCCCGGAAGGAATTTCAGTTTGACATCTGCGAGGACACTCCGATGCTGGCGGTGGCCAGACTGTTCCAGAAAATCGGTGATAACGCTCGACAGTGGCGCTTTGAACCGAGACAGTTGCCCCGCACGGTAAATGTTAGATAATCTGGAGTGTGCTACTGGTAAGCACGAAAAGGAACCGGAGATTTAATTCTCCAATTTTGGAGGTCAGCGGAGTTGAACCCGAAACGCCTTAAACAAATCCCATATTTGATTTCGGCCGAGGACCAGGCTGAACTTGCGTACTTACGCGGCTATATCGCGAGAATTGATGATGCTCTTACGCGGCGGATCTTTGAGCTCCGATACATCGATGGGTGCAGTTGGGAGCGGGTCGCAGAGAGAGTGGGCGGAGGAAATACGGCGGAGGCGGTGCGGAAGAGGCATAACCGTTACCTGCTGAGACACTGAGTGGGGGCAACAACGCCCCCACTTTTTTCGCGGTATCAAAAACCTGTCCCTGTTTGTCCGTTTTTTGCTGGTATAATGGACTTAGGGCTGCTGGGCCCTGCGTAGTCAAAGGCTTTTTGCCGGCGGCGGGGATATGGAGATAATCTCCGCCGCCGCAACGCCAAGAAAGGGATTTCCGCATGACGCTGAAGGAGATGTCTGTTGAATATACGGAGAGTGCGAATTTGATCCGCGCTCGTATCCGGGAGCTTCGTGCGGAGAAAAAAGCGGCCAATAGCCCGACTGCCTCCTACAAGATTGACCGGAGGATCAAAGAGTTGACACCTATGCTGCAGGAATGCAGGGATCTTGCGGAACTGACCGCGCGATATTATGAGAGGAGCTATCACAAGCATGAGAGGTATACCCTTTGATACCAAGGCTGGCGAGTTTGAATGTGGTATGGCCGTCTGGATCAGGGAGAACAGTGAAGACAACAGCATTCAGTTGGAACGGCTGCACCGCAACCTCAAAAGAGCAAGAGCCGAGGAACTTACTCCTCGCCAACAGGAGATTCTGCTGCTTCGCTACGAGAAAAACCTGAGGGCAGCGGAGATTGCCAGAAAACTGGGGGTACATCCATCCACGGTATCCAGGACCTTAAAGCGGGCCAAGAACAACCTGAAACGTGTGTTGAAGTATTCCATTTGATTTGGGCATTTTTCAAAAAGATAATTACTGTGAGAAGCTATAAGTTAGGTGTGTGTTTTCTTCAGAATCTGATTGAGAGGTGGTGATGTGGCAAATGAGAAGAACCTTATTCCAATGGACCAGCGAAGCCAGAGCGAAGCGAGAGAGTTGGGCCGTGAAGGGGGTAAGGCTTCCGGTGCTGCACGCCGCCGCAAAAGGAGCCTGAAAGAAGCCGCAGACCTATATCTATCCCTGCCAGTCACAGACTGCAGGCGATGGAATAAAATTGCAAAGATGAACGTGGATCCCGAAGACATTGACAACCAGATGGCCATGATTATCGGCCTGACGATGGCAGCCACCGCTGGAGATGCCAGGGCTGCGAAGGTCATCGTGGATCTTCTTGGAGATAACAAGGGGAATGCTGTCGATGAGGTTGAGGATGATCCCATCACCAGGTCCCTGAAAGAGGAGACAGAGAATGGCCTTCTCTGAAAAGCAGCGCCAAATCATGCGCTTTCCATATACCAAGTTTGAGGCTCTGATATGTGACGGAGCCGTCCGGTCTGGTAAAACATCCATCATGTCCCTGTCGTTCTTCTTGTGGGCCATGGGAAACTTCAACAACTGCGCATTTGCCTTTTGTGGAAAATCAGTCGGGGCAGTTGAGCGTAACATCGTTACACCGCTACTGTCCATCCGGTACCTTGTGGATAACTTCAGTGTGCACTATAATCGCAGCGACCATGTAATCATTGCCCGGCGTGGAAAGAGAGAGAACCGCATCTATCTGTTCGGCGGTAAGGATGAGAGCTCCTATACGCTGATTCAGGGCATTACTCTCGCCGGCGTGCTTCTGGATGAGGTTGCCCTGATGCCCCGTTCCTTTGTGGAGCAGGCTCTGGCCCGGTGTTCGGTGGAAGGCGCGCGCTTCTGGTTCAACTGCAACCCGGAAAATCCTATGCACTGGTTCCGGCAGGAATGGATCCTGAACCCGGAAAAGCATAACGCGCTGCATCTGCACTTCCTGATGGACGATAACCCATCTTTGAGCGAAGAGGTCAAAGCCAGATACCAGCACACATACAGTGGCGTCTTTTATCAGCGATATGTCCTTGGTCAATGGGTCATGTCGGAGGGCGTCATTTACAGCATGTTTGACCAGACAGAAAATGTGTACCGTCCAGACCAGAGACCGGCTGATATGGTGTGGAGCTCCACCCGGATAATCTCTTGCGACTATGGTACTGCAAACCCCTGCCGGTTCCTGGATATCTACGATAATGGAGAGGTCATCCGTGTTGATCGGGAATATGACTGGGACAGCCGGAGGGAATCCCTGCAGAAAACCGACAAGGAATATGCCGATGATTTGATGGCCTTTATGGGAGAAAAGTGGTGCACCGTCATTGTGGACCCCTCGGCGGCGTCCTTCATTGCTGAGCTTAGATCCCGTGGCGTGTATGTGATCCCGGCGAACAATGATGTCCCGGACGGGATCCGGAAGACTGCGAACCTTATCCAGCGCCGGATAATTCTGGTGTGCGATAGATGCGTCCGTCTGATCGATGAGATGGGCACGTATATGTGGGATGACAAGGCTGCTCAGCGCGGCGATGAAAAGCCCATCAAGCAGCAGGATCACAGCGAGGACGCTCTGCGATATTTTGTTAATTATCTTCCCGAATGGAGGTTTGAGTAAGTGTCCAGACGCAACAAGTCAAAGCCGAGCGGAGGCGAAGCGAAGAATACAGCCGCCGTGTTGACGACGGATGCCTTTTCCAACCAGCTGTTTCGTCTGGGCTACGGGTCTCAGTCCCCGCTGGAGTCGACGGAATACCCGCTGACCAGAATGACGGGAAACTATGCCCTCCTGAACAGCCTGTACCGTGATAACTGGGTTGTGCAGAACGTTGTCGGCATCATCCCTGACGATATGACCCGGGAGTGGTTCACCGTGACCGGACCAATCGGGCCGAATCATTTGGCAGATCTGGAGCAGGAACAGAGGCGGACTTCCCTGCGAGCCAGCATCAATGAAGGGCTGCGGTGGGGACGCCTGTACGGAGGCGCTGCCGGTCTCATCATGATTCGTGGGCAGGAAGGAATGCTGGACAAGCCTCTGGACATGGATACCATTCTTCCTGGCACTTTCGCCGGCGTGTATATCTTGGATCGCTGGAGCGGTATCACACCGGATATGCAGCTCATTTATAACGGTCGGGGAAGTATGGTGCCGGAGTATTACTCCATCAACGCCGAAGACGGTAATGCGGTGGCCCGTGTCCACCACTCCCGCATCATCCGATTTACAGGCCGTGAGCTCCCGCTCCTGGAGCGGATTGCAGAACTGTACTGGGGAGAGTCCGAGGTGGAAGCCCTGTACAGCGACATGGTGAAGCACGACAATGTGGCTCACAACATGGCGGCCCTGACCTTCCGGGCAAATCTGGACACTATGGAAGTCCAGAACCTGGACCAGCTCTTTTCTGTAACATCAGCGGAGATGCAGCGGAGATTCTGGAATACTATGCAGGCCCAGAGTGTGGTGCGATCCAACTTCGGTATGCAGCTGGTGAATAAGGGCGACCAGATCACCAACACCCAGTACACCTTCACAGGACTGCAGGAAGTCTATGATTCCATGTGCATGGATCTGTCCGGTGCCTCCCGAATTCCGATGACCAAGCTGTTTGGCCGCTCCCCCGCTGGTATGAACGCCACAGGTGAAAGCGACCTGCAGAACTACTACGACTATGTGGATGGCCTGCGTGAGAGTAAGCTGCGCCCAATCCTGGAACAGCTGCTCCCGG